TAATTGTTATGTGTTACGAAATGTTGCTCCAGATACACTCACACAGAACTGGGTGAACTGTGTTCTAGAATGGGCGGTGCCAAATGATGTTGACAAGTTCGATGATGATAGCTGTTTGGTTTTCTGGACTGGTCGAGATGACCCGACGGATGTGATGGTTAGATGGGGTGGCACTATGCAAGCGTATAGGAATGCGTCAGTTTCTGGTAATGGTATAGTGGGTAGTGATTCTGTTGTGACATCGTATACCATTGCCTTTACTACGAAAGGTTGGAATAACGTTTCAAGGTGGGCGCCAAAAGGTAATTCTAACCACCTGAATTCTTTTGGAAAGTTGGTACCTGGTGAGATAATAACATTCTTATTTAACTTTACAGAGTATCAGACTGGAACCCAATCTGCTGCCGAAGGTTGGGTTGGTAAGATGAGAATAAGATATAAAAAGAAAGCAGGTTACTAATGATAAGAATACTACTACATACTATTCTTCTGTTGTTTAGTGTAGTGTCTGTTTATGGGCAGGAAGTTGTAGAGTTAGGTTCTTGGAGTAGCTCTTATAAAAGAGATTTAGGAAATGGTCAGTATGTTTGGGGAAAATATATAGCAAGACCCTTCAAAGTTTTGAAAAAGGGAAATAAGATATTAAATATCAGTAGAAATGACACAATAACTTATGAAATAAAAGATATTCAGAATTATAGTGGAAAAGTTGTAAAAGGAGATTGGCAGGATAATTTTGATATTACTTCCGATAGTTTTATTTGTGAAATCGATTCAAGTCTTGAAATTGAAAATGTTCCCACGAAAGTAGTAGAAATTTTCGGTAAAAAAGATACGATAAAGAAGCATATTCGGATTAAGAAAAAAGGTCGTTTGTTAATGCGAATGCTGGATGTAAAGGGTTTTGATATTGATAATAATATTGTTAACGTTGATACTATAAAAGTCAAAGGTAATAAGATAATACATAAATTTAAATCTAAAGTAAAAACAGTTGACCCTACATGGAGTTGGCAACCTGACGAGACTGACGGAATCGATGCATATACTCATTATCAAAATCCTAATAGTAATTATAATAATACAGCTTTGGTTGCAGGTGGAGATTATCATGCTCTTATTTTGTTTCAAGGATGGAAAGATAGTATTGCAGCTAATAGTATTATTGATTCGGCATTTTTCTATGGATATGAAGATGGAAGTTCTGGAACTCGCCAAGTATATATATCAAGAATACCTGGTGAGAGTGGTGGTTATTGGACAGAAACGGGAGTTACTCACAATACCTTACCAGATTCAGCTTCCCCATATTCAGCGGATACTTTAACTGCCGCTAATGATGGTAGTTGGTGGAAGTTTGATATTACTGATATAATTGATACAATATATACTAATGACCTTGTTGATTCAGGAATGATGTTTATAGGAATTAATCCGTATAGCCCAGCAAATTATATGAAAATTGTTTCTTCGGCTGGCGCAACTGCAAGTGAGAGACCAAAGATAGAAATATATTATCACGCTGCTCCTGTATCTTCACAAGACCCGAGAGTAATTGTGCCAATATACGATGGAAGACATATTCCTTTGTATGATAACAAAAAAACACCAATTTATAACCCATAAAGGATAAATTATGGAAGAAGTAGGAGTTTATTATATAAATCAATTAACTGTAACTGGAGAACCCGGGAATCCACAGACAATAAGTTATATTAATTTAACAGATTATATTACAGGAAATTCATTACCAGCTTTCTTTTCGCAAGCACCGATTATTGAAGTTGCAGCAGTATTTTTTGATGGTGGTATTTATCTTCCTTCTGCTCCGGGAACTTCAAGTTTTCAAATTGCAAAAACATCTATTACTGGTGATTTAGATGCGGCAGCAATATGTAATTTAGTAATAAAAGATGTAGCATATTCTTATAATTTTAACAGTATGCTTTATTATTTAGGAGTTCTTTTAGAAGATAGGAATGAAGCAGAATTTACAGTTAATATAAAATCGTGGATGTTGAACGAAGCACAAGATTTACTTATTGACCTTATAGGTAGAGATTATATTCATGTTTTACCAGAACTTGATGTGGAATTAACGGAATTATCTCTGGACTCTGACGGTGCTTATGATATTAATGATTTATCTTATGAACTTTATGATGGAATAATAGGTGGAATAAGATATGTGAAAATTAATGGTGGCTACTATTGTGATTTGATTTCTTATGAAGAATACAGATTTTATACTGATAATAATAAATCATTTATGACAACAGACCCCAAATATTATATTATTGGGGATAAAATATATGTTCAACCTTATACTTCTGGTGAAACAAAAATAGATTTGCTTATAACAAGACAGCCCCCAAAGATGGTTCAATCAAGTGTTGATTGTATTTTTCGAGAAAAAATAAGAAATATAATAGTAGGACTTGCTTGTAAAAATTTTGTAGATAAGACAAAATCTGCAAGAAGAGCGTTTGATTCAGCTATTGCAGAAATAGAAAAATTAAAAACTATTCATAAACCAACTGATACAAATATCAAAAATGTAGTTGACCAGCAAATAAGAGGAGTGCCAGAAGTAAAATTCAGAATATATCAACCAGTGAGTTAAAATGGCAGTTCCTATTAAAATAAGAGAATTTAAAGGTGTATTTACCAATGCTGATAGGGAAGATATACCAAAAGGATATTTGACTGTTCTGAAAAACTTAAAAAACTATAATGGTAAACTTATAAAAACATTCGGATTTGGAAGCAAAATTGCAACTGCACTCTCTACCTCACCTAAAAACATTTTTACTTTTATTCATTCACAATTAGAAAATGGATATTTATATATTGCTGTTCAAATTGATGATACAACAAAAGTAGTTACTATTAAAGCATGGGATGGTTCAGCTTGGCAAGATATTGAAGATATTTCAGGATTTCAAAATTCTTTGCCGACAGTATATCATAAAGCCAGTAGAAATCCCATAATTCAAGACGGTGAAACTTTAAGAATATTACCGGGAAATGTTGCAGAAGCTGATGGAACAAATGAAAGTAAAGGAATTTGGATAGGATATATTGATTATAAATTATTTGATGAAATTTATGAACCAACAGCAGGATTTTATATTTATGAGAACGAAATAACGAAACCTGAGATTGATATAACTCTTACTTTAGACGGTATAGGAGGGGATGGAACAAATCATGATGTATTTGGAAGCACTGATACATATAGATATTATAAAGTAAGTTATATTTATGATGGTGTTCAGGAATCATTACTTTCAGATGTATTAGGTATAAATATATTAGTTGATACGTTCCCAAGATTCGATTTATCGATTACAAAAGCAAATCATAATAATAGAATAACAGGATTAAAATTATATAGGTCAACAACTTTTTCAGAAAAGGATGAAGATAATCCTTTTTATCATATTCTTACAATAGATTTTTTGAGAGAATCTGGAAAAATATTTTCGGGAACTGGTGCTCAATGGAACACTTTATATGTTCCTGATTTAATTACATACTCTTTTGTTGATGATGGTAGAAATTACAGAATAGTTGTAGATGGCACTAATCATGGTATATATACTCCATCTGGTGGGGGAACTGGTCATGATAATTTCATTACTGGGGCAACAATAGATGCAGAATATTGGGCTAAAGATTGGATATTAGAAGATGATGCAGCAGGTGGAGGAGTTTGGACGGAAAGAGCAAGAGGGTATGGTGGATGTTATGGTGGAAAAAGATGTTGTTATTTGGGAACAGATTTAGGTATAGGTAATTTAAGTGGCAGCGTTTTAATGTATTATGATAATGATGGTTCTAAGGATATTTGGAAATACATTCATATAAATATGAATTATAAAAAAATGGTTTTATGTTCAGCAGATGATACAGATATAATTGATGAAAGTGATAGAGATTGGAAAGTTATACCTCTTGAAGAAGGACTTTATAGAATAGTTGATAATGGTGATGATGTTAATATAACTTTTTTTGATACAAATATAGGTAATGGTTCTCCTTATTCTTTATTAGATGAAAAATCGACAAAAATAAATGGTAAATTTGGTGTAGTAATAGGTGATAGATTGTGGCAGGGAAATATAGTATTAGCACCTGAAGATGAGAAAGAAGAGCATATTGATTGGATTTCTTATTCAGAAATACAACAATTAGATGTTAATCCAGTCTCAAATATTATTAAGGTAACAGACAGAGAAGGTGGAGCAATTACTGGAATTGCCGAAATAATGGGAAATCCAGTAATTTTAAAAGAATATGGCATTATAAAATATAATATTAGAAGTAATCCTTCTTCACCAGCAAATTGGTCAAGAAGTGAATCTCCGCATAATATTGGTAATATTGCAGAATTTGGTTATATTTCTGTAATGGATGTTTTATATGTTTGTTATTGGGATGGTATTTATCAATTAAGAGCAAATAATCTGGCTGAAACAGATGAAACTCCAACAGAAAAATTAAGAATTTCTGAACCGATTAATGATTTGTATCTTAATTTGACAAAAACTCAAAAACAAAATATAACAGCACAATATGACCAATATAAAAGTGAAATAATATTCACTTTAGGGGATGAGGTTTGGGCATTTAATATACTTGAGGAGACATGGCGAATGATTGATACAAATGTAACTTTAACGTTTATGACTTTGGATGAAAGTGCAAACATTCTGGTTTATGATGATATAGATAAAAAGTTTTATTATAAGATATATTTGGGTAACATATAAATCTGCATCCGATTTGTCTTTAAGACTTTATCTCGAAAATAATTCAAATGTGATGGCAACATATATATTACCAGCAAATACTGTTGTAGAAACAGTTAAACTTGCAATAATGTATAGAGCAAATAAGTTTACTTTTGATATAATAGAGACCTCATCTTTAAATGATGTGGAAATAAATAGAATTGATGTTGAACATACAATTTAAAGGAGATAAATTATGGCATTACCTTTATGGGCAACTCTTGGAATAGTGAAAGGTGGAACGGCATTGGCAAGATATGGACTTTCAAGACTTCAAGGTAAACCTTCTTATCTCGAGGAACTTGAAAGAATAAAGGAAAAAGGTATATATTCAGATGTTATGGATAGAATGACAGGAAGAGTTGCCAAAGTAGAAAGTGCTATGGCGGGAAGAGAAATAGCCGCAAGAAGAGGTGAAACAGTAAGGACAGGAATGACAGGAAGTGTAGCGACAAAAAGATTTATAAGAGAACCTGCGATAAGAGCTGGAGAGCGAGTTTCAGATTTTAAAAAGGAAATGGAGATAAAAAATGAACTTTCAAAAAGACAAGCTATGTTAGATTATGCGAGAGCTTATATGCCTTATGAGATGAAAAAGAAAGAAGACATTGTTAATCTTGCTACTGGACTTGGAGAAGCAGGACTTACTGCATATACAACGAAATATAAATTGGATAGGTTGAAAGAGCTAAGAACAATGAAAGCAGAAGATATAAGAAAAGACCCTGCTAGATTTCTTTCTCTTGCCTCTGAAGCTGGTGTTAAAATTCCTTATGGATATTGGAGATTATTTTATGAAGAAGAAATCCCGCCAGAGGTTATAAACGCATTAAAAGAACTTGGTATAATAAGGAGTGAACAATAAATGCCAAATGGTAAATTTAAATTTATGCGTATTCCAATTACGGAAGATGAATTAAGAGAATTACAAAAACGTATTAAAATTGTTCCTGATATATTTGAAGTGGTAACGAAAGAAGATATGGCGAAAAAAATGGAAGCCGATTTGAAGACAAGAATTATGCAGGGAAAAGAACTTGCACCTCCAGAATCAACTTACGCAATACAGAAAAAATGGTTACCAGAACCAGAAAAACCAATACCTGAATCGGAAAAGATAAAAGAAAAACAACTTATGCAATCACGAATAAATAAATTTGTAGCAGATAGTTTGTTGCAGCAAGTTAGATTAGGTAAGGAATTAAAACCAGAGGAAATGAGATTTTTAGAATTAATGGGAAAAAGATTAAAAGAACCAGAAAAAGAACCAGATTATAAAGAGAAAATTGGCGGTTTAGCAGATGAATACATTAAAACAAGCTTGAGTCCGAAAGGATATGATGCTTTATTACTACCAGAAGTTCAGGAAGCTCTTGATATAAAGAAGCAAAAAATAATAGAAGAAATCAAAAAAACAAAAGAGGAATTTAAAGCAGATTCAATAAAAGCTGCAACAATGAGAGATTATGGTTATACTGATGAAGAATATGAAACTGTAAGAAATGAACTTATAAAAATGTTCAGAGACCCTAAAGCTGTTTCTGATTATTTAATGGAAAAAGGTATAACATTTGACCAATTAGTAGAATTTGCGAGGAAATTCAATGCCATTAAATGAGAAATTTAAAATATTAGCAGAAAAATATTGGCAAAAAGAACTTGCTAAAGAAGAACCAGAAGTCTTGATGTATGGTGCTGGTGAGGAATTTGTAAAACCTGAACCTGTTAGTAAAGTTGATGAAATTATAGACAAAACAGAGCATGGTTATATTGAAGATGCTGTTCTTGGTTATAGAAAATTGAAAGAAAAAGAAGAAGTTGAAAAATTAAAGTATGAAAATCCACTTTTACATACACAGATAGACAATATTTATGAAAAAGAAGGACTTGATTTTTTAAAAAGATGGTTAGAAGAAAAAAACAAAACTAAAGAACCTCGTGCTGTTCATCCTAAAGCTGCAATGGCGGAAATATTTCCTGAACCTGAAATTAGACCTGAAGGAGAACTAACTACAAAACTTACTTTTATGGATAAACTCCGTGAATACAGAGACCAACCCGTTACTAAAATATTAAAATTATTTCCTTTTGTATCTGGTGCTGTTGAATGGAAAGAAATGGCAGATTTGGCTGCTGCTGCATATAGATTTCAGGAAAATGAAAAAAATAATAAACCACAAGACCCAAAAGACCTTTTGCTTTTAAAAGAATATCTTGACAAAGCCAGAGCTGATAGAGATTTCTTTTATAATGTGATAGATATAGTTGAGCAAATGCCTGCTTTCATGGGTGAAATATTACTTACCTCTCCTTTATATCGTATATTTAAAGAAGGTGCAGAAAAAACCGCAGTTAAAACGTTAAAAAAACTTCTCAAAAAAGAAGGAAGAGAAATATTAGAAAATAAACTTGCAAAACTTGGAATAAAATCTGTCGCAGGAGTTATAGGTGGAACTATACAAGCACCTTTTGCGGCTGCAACAAGAATAGGAGCTGAAACGGTTAGAGAAATGATGCCAGAATTTGACATATCTGAAGATGAAGCCGGAGAATTAGTTGGAACTCTTATCGGTGGTGGACAAGATTTCTTACCAGCACTTTCAAAAGCATTTAGAAGACAATGGGTTGAAGTAGTGTCTGAACGTTCTGGTGGTATGTTTCCGCTTCTTGGTTCTGTTGGACAAGATATTGCTATGAAAACAGGTATAATGAGAGCATTTCTAAAAGCAAATCCTAAAAAGACAATTACAGAGTTTCAGCAACTTGTAAGAAGAGCTGGTTGGAATGGAATACTAAACGAAATATTAGAAGAACGTGTAGCTGAAGTTGGACATTGGGCTGTAACAGAAGAAGAATATAGAGTTCCAACTCCAGAACAACTATTAACTGAATTAGTAGCATTTTCTATTCCCGGCACTGCTATAATGATAGCTGATAATAAAATAGGAGTTCCTGCTGATGAAAAGAAACAATTATTGGAAGCAATGAAACGTAAAGGATTGACTCGTGAATTAACAAGAGAAATGATAGGCGCAAAAAGAGCAAAAGTTAGACGAAGAGAAGAGCAGGAAAAAATCCGAGAAGAGCGGAGAAAGAGAAAAGAAGAACTTGTGGAAGGAATGTATGAAGAAGAAGTTCCTGTCGAAGAAATGTCAATTGAACAGCAAATTGAAGAGATGTCGAAATTAGGTTATCCTGAAGAAGAAATACCCTACTATTCAGGCGAAGAAAGGCGAAGAGTAATTGAAAGACAAATTGAATATACTGGTGAAAGGAGAAAACCAAAAGAAGAAATCACACCTGAAGAGAAAAAAGAAGAAATAAAAGAAGAAGAACTTACAAAAGAGAAGCCAAGAGAAGAAGAGATTGAAGTTGAAGAAGAAGTTCCTAAAATTGAAGGACTTAAAGAAGGTGATGAATTTACATATAGAGGTGTAAAATATCGAATAGAAGAAATTGGTGAAACACAAATCGTTTTATCTGATGTATCTACTCCATTTCCTTCAAAACGTAAATTTGGAATTGACCGTGTGAAAAAAATGATTCAAGAAACAACAAAAGAAAAAGAACCAGAAATAGAAGAAATTGGTGAAGTATTAGAAGAGATTCCACAAAAAAAGAAAAAACAAAAAATTACAAGAGTGAGACTTGAAGGTAAAACACCTCAAGAGCAAATAGCTAATATATTAATGGATTATTATCTTGAAAAAGATAAAGAAGTTACGTGGAGAGATTTGAAGAGAATTGCTGATGAATATTTTGGTGGCACGATGGCAGAAGGTAAATATTCAATTGCAGATGCTTATGATGCACTTGAACTTATGTTAAATAGTAAAATTGATGCTTCAGCAATTGATATAAATGCAGAAACTGATGAGGCTATTGAAAATATAAAAATCTTAAAAAATACTCTTGAAAAATTACCAACCCAAACAAAAAGAACAGAAGAAAAAGAATTATATGACCAATATTCCACACCACCACCTTTGGCTTATGTTGTTAACTGGCTTGGTAATATAAGAGAAAATGATGTAGTTTTAGAACCTTCCGCTGGAACTGGTAATATAGCTGTCTTTGCTAAAGGTTATGCTGATAAAGTTGATGTTAATGAAATAGATGAAAAAAGAAGAAAAATATTAGAATCGTTAGAATTTGATAAAATTACAAATGTTGATGCTGAACATTTAGACACAAGACTCCCCAAAGAAATAAAACCTACTGTTATTTTAATGAATCCACCTTTCGTTCATGCGGAAAGAATGAAAGGTAAAAGAATTAAAGACCTCGCTTTAAGACATGTTGAAGAAGCGCTTAAAAGATTAGAAAACGGCGGAAGACTTGTTGCAATTATTGGTGGTGGAATGTCGATAAATGCCCCTGCGTATAAAAATGCTTGGGAAAGAATTTTTAATAAAGGCATTGTAAGAGCAAATGTAAAAATATCAGGCAAAGAATATAGAAAGTTTGGCACTGCTTTTGATAATAGAATTATTGTAATAGACAAAGTTGGTAAAACAACAGATGAGTTAAGGAACAAAATAATTGAAGGAAATGTAAAAAAAGTAGAAGACCTCATTAATTTACTCGAGGAAGTAAGAAATGAAAGAAAATTTAAAGGAAAACGACCACCCGGAGAACCAACTGGCGAAGAAACTCCTAAAGAGGGCGGGACTCCAACCAAACCCGGAGGAGTTATACCTTCTGCAACTCCCGAATCTGGTGCTGTGGAAGGAGAACGGGGAGAGCGTGGACGAAAGTTGGGAACTCGTGGTGGCGTTACAGGCATACCCACCGAAGGAAGCGTGGGAGCTGTTACAGGAGGAATTACCTCTACTGAAGAAGGACAAGAGCCCACAGGAAAACGGGTGGAGAGTGGTAGAGGCGGCAGAGAATCTGAATCTACAAGGAAAATTGGTTCTTTAGATGATATTCTTGATGATACTTTTGATGACATTGATAAAGTTTTTGGATTAGAACTCCATCCTTTAGAGCTTGCCAGAGAATATTACGAACCTCCCATTCCCGGCTTTAAACAAGAAATATATGATAAATTAAAACCTGTTCTTGATAAATCATGGAATAAATACAAAGAAGCTGGTGGAAAGATTGCATCTTTTAAAAAATCAATAATTGATAGATATGGTGATAAAGTTTTACCATATCTTACAAAATGGGTAGATGAAATAAAACCGGAAGAAGAAACAAAAGAAAAACCTGTAAAAGAAGAAAAACCACCTAAATCTAAAGAAGAAGCAGATGTTATATATGTTCCATATAAAATAAATCAAGATACAGGAAAAGCGAAAAAACATCCTGCAATACTTGAAGAAAGTGTTGCAATGTCTGCTGTTAAATCTCCGAGAGTAAAATATATTCCTAAACTTAATAAAGGCGTAATTGAAAATGGCAGATTAAGTGCAGAGCAGCTTGAGGTTGTAATGCTTACTGGTCATGCCCAAAATCAAATATTACCTTCTGGGAAAAGACAGGGTTTCTTCTGTGGTGATGGAACAGGTGTAGGAAAAGGAAGAGAAATTGCTGCAATTATACAAGATAATTTTAATAGAGGCAGAAAAAAAGCTGTATGGATAACTAATAATTTTAATCTTTATAAAGACGCAATGAGAGATTTAGGACTTTTGAAAGATGACAAAGGAAATTTAACAGGAATTCAATGGAAAGATATTGTTTTAAGAAAACAGAATGAATGGTCAATAGATTCAGAAATTGATGATTTTAATGGTGTTTTATTTACAGCTTATCCTACATTAGCAAAAAGAAAAGAGAGCGAAGATAAAACAAAAGTTATAGCTTCTCGATTACAACAATTAATTGATTGGTTAGGAAAAGATTTTGATGGTGTTATAATTTTTGATGAATGTCATAATATGGGTAATCTAATTCAAGACGAAGAAACAAGACGGCAACCATCAGACAAAGCAATAGCAGGTTCGGATTTGCAAAATGCATTGCCAAATGCAAGAATTTGTTATTTTTCTGCAACAGGAGCAACAGATGTTAGAAATCTTGCATATTTAGAAAGACTTGGACTTTGGGGAAAAGGTAAACCATATACCAAAGTTGAAGATTTTGTGAATGCTGTTAGTAAAGAAATTGCGGCAATGGAAGTTGTGGCAAGAGATTTAAAAGCAATGGGTCTTTATATTTCAAGAAATCTATCGTATAGAGATGTAGAATATAAAACCGTTACTCATAAACTTAACGATAAACAAATAACACAATATAATGAAGTTGCGAATATATGGCAGGCAATAATGAGAGGAATGAACGAATGGGCAGAAGAATTGAATACAGATAAAATTCAAATGAAAAATATTAGAGCACAATTTTATGGTTCTCTGATAAGATTTTATAACATATATATGTCTTCATTGTCGATTCCAACTCTCATCAAAAACATAAAAAAAGATTTAGAAGAAGATAAATCAATTTTAATTCAACTTGTAAATACAGGAGGAGAAGCAACAGAAAGAGCTTTTGCAAGAAGTAGAGAATTCAATATTGATTTAGATGATTTGACTATAAATCCTGAAGAAGAATTATTAAGATTTTTAAGAGTATATTTTCCTATTCATAAATATGAAAAATATATTGACAAGTATGGTAAAGAAAGAGTCAGACCTGTAATAAATCCAGATACTGGAGAACATGAAATTGACCCTGAAGCAGAAAGAAAAAGAGATGAATTAATTGAAAGAATTTCTGGAAAATGGGAAAAAGATAAAACAACAGGAAAATTAATTCAAGTAATGCCCGGTATTAGAATTCCTCAAAATCCAATTGACCAGTTACTTGAGTTTTTTGGTGATGATGTAATTGCAGAAATTACTGGCAGAAATAGAAGATTATACAAAAATGAAGAGCAAAATAGGTCAGATTTAATAAGAAATAAAGAAGTTAAAGAATTTCTTGATGGAAAAAGAAGAATATTAATATTCTCTCAAAAAGGTGGAGTAGGTGAATCTTACCATGCTGGACTTGAATACAAAAATCAACAAAGAAGGTCTCATTACGTGCTACAGCCGGGATGGAGAGCAGATATTGCCTTACAAGGTATGGGGCGTTCTCATAGAACGAATCAAGCTTCAGCACCAATATATACTCTTGTTACGACGGATATTGCTGCACATCAAAGGTTTATGGCAACTATTGCTAGAAGATTAGACCAGACTGGAGCTTTAACAAAAGGACAAAGAGAAACAGGAAGTCAAGGTTTATTTTCCAGTGAAGCCAATTATGAAAGCAAATATGGAAAGGACGCATTAAATTGGCTTTTTAGAGATATATACTATGGAAATGTGGAAGGTATAGATGTTGATTTTGTTAAGAACTATATGGACATCGAATATATAGATGATTATGGAAGAATAAATGAAAGTAAAATGCCGAACGTAAAAAGATTTCTGAATCGAATAATGATGCTTCAACTTGACGATATGAATATATTATTTACAGAATTTGACAAAAGATTTAAAGCAACTATTGCAGATGCTATTGAGAAAGGCATTTACGATGCTGGCATTGAAAGCATAAAAATTGTAGATTTCAAAATATTAAGAGAAGTATCTATAAGAATAGACCCCGCAACAGGAACAGAAACAAAATATGCTGAACTTGAAATAGAAAAAGAGAAAGAATTTGTTCCATTTAAATTTATAAAAGAAACAAATGTAGCAGGGTTTGCAAGAAATAAACAATCAAAAAGAGTCTGGGCTTATCATAAACCACGCAATGTTACAAATCAATTAACAGGTGCTGTTACTCAAAGAATGGTTATTCAAAATACAATAGGACACAAAGATATAATTGATTATGATAAAGAAGATTTTGAAAAAAGATTTGAATATATACCTGATGACCAAGCGGAGAAAGCATGGAATGATGATATAAAGTCTCAATCTCCTACTCATAAACTTAAAAGACATATTATAGTTGGTGCATTGTTACCAGTTTGGAGACATTTGCCAGAAAAATTTAAAGTTCAAAGATTTAAAGCTCCTGAAAGAATAAAAGAAATGTTTATAGATAAAGTAATGGGAACGGTAAAAGGAATATGGCACAAACCAGCAGAATCTATAATTGGTGCAGTAATAAGCGAAAAAGATGTTAATTGGACATTAAGAAGAATGGGCATTCAGAGTGAACAAATCAAAAGAAAAATGCCAAGCAAATTAATTCCTTATATACTTAATAAAAACAGAAAGATAACATTCAGCAATGATTGGGTTGTTCATAAATCAATTGTAGCTGGTGATGAAAGAATTGAGATTAAAAATATTGATGTTTGGGATTATTATGATTACAAAGAAGAAGGACTTTTTCAAGAAAAGATTGCAAGTAAAGTTAGGTATTTTATTCCTACAAATGAAATTGGAGAGAAAATACTTCAAAAAATAAAATCAAATTATGATATTTTAGAAGATGAATATTATGCTGGAAAAAAAGTAGAACCTTTGGCATTAAAAAGACCTAAAAAGGAAAAAGCAGAAACTAAACCTAAAAATATTTCTGAAACTGATTGGGGTGTTATAGTATCAAGAGAAGAAAGAACGAAAAAAAGAATAAACAAAACTAAAGTATATAGATACATAAAAAAAGAATTTGGAGTTGATATACGTGGTAAAGTAACAGAAAGAATGGGTGCTGCTGCTGGAAAATATTATCCTCAAGAAGTATTAATAAGAATAAAAAAATGGGGTGAACTTCCTGTAATTTGCCATGAAGTTGCTCATCATATTGATTTTGGAATATTAAGAAAAAAATTAGGAGAAGAATGGTATAAACAGGATGTTCCAGAAGGAATTGATGTTCAAAAAATGATTGCTGAATTGAGAAATCTTGATTATTCAAAGAAATTGAGAAGAATACCTGAAGGTTTTGCTGAATTCATGAAATACTTGTTAACAACAGATGAAGCTTCTGAAAAAGCACCTAATTTTTACGCTTTTTTTACAAATATTATTCTTGGTGAAAAAGCTCCATCTCTTGACAAAAAGTTATTAAAACTCAAAGAACTGATGATTACATGGCAACTTATGGGTTCTATGGCAAGAATGGAAGCACAAATAGACTGGAGAGGTGAACACACAAAACCACAGGGAGTTAAAGCTAAATGGTGGAGATTTAAAAAATGGTTTCATAAAAATTGGAATGATAAATTTTATGTAATTGAAGTAAAAACAAAACAAATTGAAAAGCTTATTAATAGAGAATTGCCGCCAACAGAAAATCCTTATAAAATGGTAGAATTTTCAAAGAAAAAGGCTGGTGGTATTGCATATTGGTTCGTTCATAAAGCAGCCATAAGTCCTCTTCATGATAAAGTTGGTGAACCATTAATTAAAATATTAGCACCGATTAAAGCTGAAGATATGAGAAATTTTATAATTTATGCTGCATCACGAAGAGTAATATGGCTTGCTGAAGAAAGAAAACTTGAAACTGGTTTTGATTTAGAAGACGCTAAATATGTAGTTAAACTTTTAGAGAATAAAGAATGGGATGATGTAGCAGATAAAATTACTGAATGGAGTAATACTTTAATAGATTGGTTAGTTTGGGCTGGTGGTTTATCTAAAGATGAAGCTAAACTTATAAGAACCTTAAATCCAATTTATTTACCATTTACACGTGCTTTTATGGAAGAAGTTGAACCTTATAGGATTCCAGCAGGCAGATTTGCGAATTTGGGTAAACCAGTTAAAACATATAGAGGAAGCGCCAGACCAATTATTAATCCAATGGAATCCCTTGTTTCTCAATTAACAAGATTGATTTCACAAGCATATAGAATCAGAATAGGTTATCTTTTTGCAAAACTGTCGTTTGAACATGGAATTGGTGGAATAATAAAAGAAGTGCCGCCGCAACGTTTTCCTTATTATTTTGAGTTAAAAAATATAAAAGATTTAAAAGATTTAAGAAAATTGCTTGATGAAATGGGATTTGATACTGATGTTTTAGATTTAGAGAAAATAGTTACTGTTTGGCTTCCAAGTTATCAATATTTTGGCAAAGATAATGTTTTATCATTATTCATTAACGGTAAACGAAGATTTTTTGAATTAGACCAAGAATTACATGATGCTTTAAGATTTTTAGACCCTAAATCGCTTAATATATTTGAGAAAGTAATGGGAGCATTAAAAAGAATGATTAGACTTGGTGCAACATCTCTTAAACCATCTTTCTGGTTGGCAAAGAATCCATTTCGTGATACATATACTTATGTTACATATTCAAAATCAAAAAAAGCAATGATTTGGGATTGGTTTGCAGGAATTTATAAATATTTTGATGCTAAACCCGGAACGTCAGCATGGAAATTTATGGCAGGTGCAGGATGGGCAAGTGGTTTCATAGGACAAGATAGAGCGGCAGCAATGACAACTTATGATGATTTACTTTATGAAAAACTTAAACCATATGGAAAAATCTTAAAGATTATTAAACATCCAATTTATGGTTTTCATAAATTAATAGATAGCTTTCGGGGTGTATCGATAGCCGGTGAAACATCATTGAGACTTAAAGAAGTTGAAAATATGTATAAAGAATACAAAAAGAAAAAACCAAATTGGACAGACGATGATTGTTACGTTCAAGCATTTCTTGATGGACAGGAAGTTAATATTGATTTTTCAAGAGCAGGAGTTATGTCAGAGAGAGTTGATAATATAACAGCATTTTTTAACGCTTTCTTAAGAGATATAGATAGAGTTTATACTGTTTTTAAAGAAAGACCACTTCTTACAACCGTAAGGGGAATTGCTTGGCTTACTACTCTTGCAATGCTTATGTGGTGGAGAAATAGAGATAAACAATGGTATAAGAATTTACCTTTGTCTTATAAATACAATAACATATTCATAGATATGCCGGGAACTGATACAATTGTTAGACTTCCGATACCATTTAATCTTGGAATTATATTTTGTTCAATGCCAATTGCCGCTCTTGACGCTTTGTATTACAAAAATACGGAATCAGTTAAATATTTAGAAGGACTTATGAAAACAATAGAAATGAACTTATCTTATCCTATTCCAAATCTTGTGCAATTGGCAATTGATGTTAAAGCAAATAAAAATTGGCTTGGAGTCCCAATTGAATCTGAAGGGATGAAATATTTGTATCCAACAGAAAGAAAAAGGGATTATACTTCAAAAATGGCGATAGTATTATCTAAAGCATTTGATAAAATCGGTGTAAGAATATCTCCATTGAAACTTGATTATATTTTCAATCAATCGACAGGAGGTTTATATAGACAAATACAACCTAAAAAAGAACTACTTGAAACAGCCGATATTCCAGTAATAGGAGATGTAATATTACGTTCGCCTTTATATCCAAGAAGACAGCTTAATGAATTTTATTCAGATTATGAATATTTAGGACAAAGAAAAAGAAGTGGAATAATCAACAAAGAAGATTTGAGAAAGTATATGAGAATTAAAGGATTGTATCCTAAATTAAATCGCATTTATAAACAGATTAAAAAGTATAGAGAAGAAAAAGATAAAGAAAAACTCAATGCTCTTTATACTAAAATGACTAAATATTTAGAAGCTTATGGATATAAATAAAGGAGTAAATTATGCCAACAAATGTAGTCAAAACCAAAAGAGATGAAGCATTGTGGGAAAGGGCAAAACGTATTGTAAGTAAACAGAAGAATGTTAAAGACCACTATGCTTTGGTTATGCACATTTATCAAAGATTAAAAAAAGCACATAAATATGCCAATGCACGATACAAAACCAAAAAGAAAAAAGGATAAAAATATGGAAATGAATAACGAAGATTGGAAGAAACACAGCGAATATGTCCTTGAAGAATTAAAAAGATTGTCAAGATGTTACGAAAGTATTGAAAAAAGATTGACAGATTTAACTACTGAAGTAAAAGTAGAAGTTGCTAAACTCAAGGTAAAATCTGGTGTTTGGGGAATTATTGGGGGATTTTTACCATTTATGTTAGGGCTTTTATTGTTTTATTTTAGAGGTAAACTATGACTGCATATACAAATTTAGGAGACATATTTGCAATTGATTTAAAGAAAAACATAGAATTTGCGAAAGAACATGAAGGTTTCAGAAAACATGAATACATTTGTCCTGCTGGAAGAAGAACAATTTATTATGGGCATAACACCGATGATGACCCAGACCCTATGGAAACAGGAGAAGTAGTCTTAAAGAATGACCTCGAAAGAGCTGTTCGAGAACTTGAAATGGTTTTTCAGGAACAATTCTACTTTTTACCTAATGAAGTCCAATTTGTTCTGGTAGATATGGTTTTCAATATGGGACTTGAAACATTCTTGCGGTTTAAAAATATGATAATAGCTGTTAAAGAAAGAGATTGGGATAGAATGTGGAAGGAAATAAAATATAGAGATGGAATGAAATGTCAAGAGTTATCCGATTATTATAAACAAGTTAATAGACGAGCAAAAAAATTAGTAGGAATAATAAAAAAACTTGCAAATGAACAAAAAAAAGAGTAAATTAAACATAAAAAAGCTTATAGAGTCCGATAAATATAATGATTTTAATTATCAACTCACAGAAGAAGATATAAAGCGAATTCTAAAAAGCTATCGTAAACATCAAAAATATTTAAAAAAAATATTTAACAAAAAGAGGAGAAGAGGTATGGGTTGGTTAATAAGTTCATTACCTTTTATTAAAAGTATTGCAGTAAAAGCCGCAATGGCTGCTGCAAAATGGCTTATTAGATATGGTGTGAAAGTAAGTATGACTCCTTCCTTATTGAAATATGTTAATGTAACAAAGAAAGCCAGCGGAGATTATGTTCTTAACATCGAAGTTTCGGAATTTCAAAGAGCCGCATACAAAACTCCAACAAAGATTGACAATAAATTTGCAGACCTCGTCGAAGTAGCAGCAGAAACAGCATGGAAATTAAAGAAAGATTTAAATTCATAACATAGAAAATAACAAATGAAAAAAATAATCATTGTTTTTATTCTATATGTCATATTATATTCTTGTCAAACAACCAAACCGCAACCAAAACCTTATTTAGATTCTTCAATATCTTCTGTTGGTGAAATACAAAACATTTTTCAAAGTTGGTCTATTTACTATGATACAAAAGATTCAACACTTAAAATAGAAATTGATGGAACAACATTTGATATAGCAAGACCTCTCAATATTCCTCGTCATCCATTCAAAGTTACTTACGATACTGTCTGGCTTACTCAAACACATGGAAATATATATAAAGTTTTTCATTACAAATGTCCTGTTTGTGGAGATACTGCGGTATATGAAACTTTTCCTGTCCGCACCTGTAAAAACTGTG